AGACATATAAGCCTATGAGCTTTGGGCGTATCGGTTATCTCGGTCAAGGCGGAGGCGGCGGAAAAGGTTGGTCTGTTGGCGGTGCAGGACGTGGCACTGTCCGTGGCTCATGGGGAATGCCCGGTGCAGGTCGAGGCGGCTCTGGTAGAGGCGGAAGAGGTCGTTCAGGCGGAGGGGGACGCAGAGGCGGAGGCGGTTCTGTCGGTAAAGAAGAACCGATTTACCGCTCAACATATCAAGGCACTGCTGACCCGAAACGGCTCGGTATGCAGGGTGCTATCGGCAAGATAGCGGAAGACCCGGCAAAAATAGCCGCACGTGAAGCCAAAAAGACAGGACGCAAGGCGGTTGGTGGTATGTCAGCAGGGGCAACACAGGTCGCATCTGCGGCTATGCAGACGTTCAATTTCAACAATTCGATTACGGTCAATGCACAGGGCAATCCGAGTGCGAAGGATATCGCAACCCGGACTGCTGATGCAGTCTCTATGGTTTCCCGTAGGCAGGCAGGGGCGATGGCATGAAAACCTTTGTCCAACGCTTCATAGATGTCACTTTCACCCTGTCCACTGGATCATTTAAAAACGGCTCCAACACCCTGAAACTGTCTGGCTTGAGGATGACATCATCGGTCAAGCTGACAGCCAATGCCGCAGAACTGAAAGCTGAAATCTTTGGATTATCGGCTGATGTGATGAACCGCCTGCTGGCTGTGAAAGAGACCGCCGCACCGTGGCACAATCAGGAAAACGCAATACGGCTGGAAACCTATACATCCGCTGATGCGACACGCTTCACGCTATTCAATGGGCAGATAATCGACGCAATAGCCGATTTTAATGACGTGCCAGAAGTACCACTGAAAGTTACCGCATCAGGTACTTTCAAGGCTCAATCTGTCGTACTGGCAAACCGCTCTTTCAAAGGTGCGGCAAAGGTATCTGACATCATGGCATACCTGGCAGGGCAGATAGGGGCAGGATTCGATAACGTCAATGTCGATGAATCGTTTATCTTACGTGACCATTCCGTTCAAGGCTCTGCTATTGCATGTATTGAGGCAACAGCCAGGGCGGCAAACATTGATTGGCTTCTGGAGACCGTAGGCACTCAGGAAGCCGCTTTAGGCGGTACGTTGGTCATCTGCAAGAAAGGCACTACCCGAAAAGACGCAACCATGGAAATCCATGAGGCTAACGGCTTGATGGGTTATCCGGTCATCCATTCGGGGCTGGTGGACGTGAAATGCCTGTTTTCGCCTTTCTATCTGCCACATAAGAAGGTCAGGCTGTTTTCAAAGGAACAACCAATCGCCAATGGCGAATACTACATTTCCGAAATCACGCATTCCCTTGATTCCGAAAAGTCAGGCGGCAACTGGGAATCGAAACTGACACTTGCCTACCCATTCGGTGAAACTAAATGAGTTTGATAGGACTTCCATCACTTCCAAAACTGCCATCTGGCAAGGGGATTTTCAACAACCTGCTTGCTATTGGACAGGGACAGATATGGCAACTGCTGACACTCCAGCCGATTTGGGGTATTTACGAGGCTGGTTCCAGTACCACGCTGGCGGTCGAGGTAACATCTGTACAGGATGTGTCTATTTCAGAAGAATCTGATGTCCCTGATTATCGGTTACAGACTGGCAGTTTTGCGAGCTATAACAAAGTTGTCCAGCCGAAAGAAATCAAGCTGACCATTACAAAAAGCGGTTCTGATTTGGAACGTCAGGCTTTCGTGAACTGGCTACAGCAGAACGTCAATCAACCGACTGTATATGACATCCTGACTGCTGATGCCGTTTTCCAGAAGCTCACCCTGAAAGATTATGAGTATGAGCGGACTGCAGACAACGGCATGGATTTGATTGTCGCCCAATGCTCGTTTCTGGAAGTCAGGGAAGCACCGGAACAGTACTATGATGCACAGCAGGGCGTGGCTTCCACACAGAATACGGGCGACATAGACGCTATCCCGACCGTTCCAGAGAAGAAGGTCGAAATAAAGCCTGCTGGCACGATTGGCGAACGTGTCCAGAACATCTTCAGTCTGGACAGATTGAAACCGATTTATGAGAACGTCAAGACAACGGCTTCCAGCATCGTTACCAGTATCCAGAATACAGCTACATCCTATTACCAGAAAGTGAAGGAGTGGTTCGCATGAGACAGATTATCCCTCTCGCTCAAGTGCCATCCCAGAAGATTCTGGTAACACTGAATGGACAGAACTGCACACTGATACTCCGCTCACTTGATGGAAGGCAGTACTTATCGCTTTCAGTGGATTCAAATCCTGTTTTCTACAACGCGCTGATAGTGGACAGAATCCCGCTCAAGAAGTACGACTATCTGCCATTTGTTGGGGATTTGGCTTGCGTGGACACGCAGGGAACAAGCGACCCCGACTATCGGGAATGGAATACACGTTTTCAACTCGTTTACGATTCTGATGGCTTCCGACAATAAATTCGTTTCAAGCTGGAATGAGAACCTGCCAAAGTCTGATTATGAAACATTTATTTATCAGATTCAGCAGGAAATGAAAAAGATGGAAACCTGCCTGCCTGTCAAAGTGCTGGCAGTGTCAGGCGGTGGAGTTGCTCCGGTCGGATATGTCGATGTCCAGCCGCTCGTCCAACAGCTCACGGTTGCCAATCAGCCTGTTTCACAAGGAACGATTACGAATCTGCCTTATTGCAGAATCCAAGGCGGGAAAAACGCTTTTATTGTTGACCCGCAGGTAGGCGATATCGGACTTGCCTGTTTCGCATCAAGGGACGTTTCAGGCGTTAAAAACGTCAAGGGTGAAAGTCCCCCGTCATCCCGCAGGCAGTACAGTTTAAATGACGGATTTTATATTGGCGGTTTCCTGAATGGAACGCCTGTCCAGTATGTCTACATAGATGACGCTGGCGTTATTACAGTCAAGGCGACACAGAAAATCGTACTGGACGCTCCGCTGATTGAAATTCACGGGAACATCACCCAGACAGGCAAGTCTGGACAGACTGCAACCTTTGTCGGTGGTATCACAAATACAGGCGGTCAAATCAGTTCCAACGGCATTGTTCTGGAAACCCACGTCCACAAAGGCGTTACACCCGGCTCCGGCAACACAGGCGAGCCTGTTTAACGGTTTTGCTCTCCCTTGCCTTGAATACGGTCGTCGCCGCCGGGCTAGAGGCAAGGGCAGGGCATCGGAGATTCTATGGATACACTTTATCTTGATGATGACTGGGATTTGACGGTCGACAGTTTCGGCAATATCGCTATTGCTTCCAGTCCTTATGCCATAGCACAGGACGTGGCTTCTGAATGTAAGTTATGGCTTGGCGAGGCACGCTATGACCAAACAAAAGGCATCCCTTACGAGACAGACATCTTGGGGCAGTTGCCTCCGCCTGCAAAGCTGATGACATGGTACAAAGAGGCGGCAGAAGGTGTCCCCGGTGTGGCTGAATCCACAGTAATCCTGCAATACGGCAACCGCACGCTTTCTGGACAGATTCAATGCGCCCTTGAGGATGGCACTGAATTTGCGCTGAATCTCTGAATAATATTCTTGGAATATCAAAACAATGGCAAATCTCACAGTAAACACGCCTGATATCGAGGTCGCCGAGCAGGGCATTGAGATACCAGAAGTGCAGGATGTACTGACAGGTGTCTTGCAAGACTTCAATGATGCGTTCGGTGGCAATCTGAATATTGAGAACGTTGCAACGCCGCAGGGTCTTCTGGCTTCTGACATCACCTATTACATGGCTTTGAAGAATGCCCAGCTTGCATATCTGTCAGCAATGTTTGACCCGTCAACATCGCAGGGCAGATGGTTGGATGCCTTGGCACAGATTTACTTTGTCGAGCGTAAAGCTGCTACTCCAACAGTCGTAACATGTCTCTGCACAGGCGTACCTGGTTATACACTTCCAGCTGGTTCATTGGCACAGGATGCTCAGAACTACATCTATGAATCGCTTGGAGACGCCGTCTTCCCGTCCAATGGTCAGGTTTCTGTAACTTTCCAATGCCAGACACCCGGTGCTGTTGACTGTCCGGCAGGTGCTTTGACGAAAATCTATCAGGCTGTCACTGGGTGGGATGCCATCACCAATCCATCTGCGGGTGTCATGGGTTCTGATTTGGAATCTGACCGGGCTTTTGAACAGCGGAGATATGATTCCGTTGCTCAGCTTTCCAATGGTTCCATCAACGCATTACGGGGTGCTGTGGCTTCTGTTGATGGTGTTTCTGACGTCTTTGTGACAGAAAACACTTCTGGCAACACAGTAACGATGGGCGTAACCAATTACAGCATGTTGCCGCATTCGGTTTATGTCGCTGTTGTAGGGGGTTCTGATTCTGCCGTGGCTGATGCCATCTGGAGACGCAAAAACGCTGGTTCAAACATGAACGGGAATACGACCGTACAGGTTGCTGATACGGATTCCTATTCAACGCCATATCCGGTCTACAACATAACGTTCATGCGTCCAACATCAACGCCTGTTTACGTTGAGGTCAACATTGACAACAACAGCAACCTGCCGGCAGATGTGACCCAGCTTATCCAAGAAGCGATTATCGACATCTTCACAGGCGAAGCTGGGAACGGAAGAGGGCGTATCGGCGGAACGGTATATGCTGCCGCCTATTACACTGCCATTTCAGATATCAGCGACTCTATCAATGTCGTTTCGATTTTCATCGGGAAATCATCCTCTCCGAATACAACGATGGTTGAGTTTGGCATTGATGAAGCACCCGTCCTTTCAGCATCTCAGATTACGGTGAATGTCATATGAAACAGTACGCAGGCCCCGTAATCAACCAGATACGGGAAAACATCCAAGCATATTTTTCAACAAAGGCGTTCCAAGACGCCTTTTTTAATGGGGTTTTCAACCTTCAGACAGCTAAGGGATTCGGTCTTGATGTATGGGGAAGAATCCTTGCCAAGGATAGATATCTCAAACTGGATGAAGCGGAACATCTCGGCTTTGATGAAGGTGACCAGGCAGGCGATTGGTATCCATTTGACGATGGTACATGGTTTGACGGTGAGTCTGTCAATTCAAACTACCGTCTTGGCGATGATGCCTATCGGCTCATCCTGTTGATGAAAGCATTTGCCAACATTTCCCAGACAACTATACCAAACCTGAATCGAATCCTGATGACTATCTTTGGTGACCGTGGTCACGTCTATGTGGTTGACATGGGCAACATGGCTATCAAGGTCGTTTTCAATTTCCCACTCACATCTTACGAAAAGTCGGTTATCGAATCAGGCGTTTTTCCGCATCCCGGTGGTGTGGATATAACGATGCAGTACATCAACAAGCAGTATTTCGGCTTTGAAGGCTCAGGTCTCCAGCCATTCAATCAAGCTCCATTTTACGGATAAAAAATGAGTCTAACAGCACCTTCCAAAATTGCCGTTCCTTTCGCAGAGAACGGAATCAAGAACGTCATCGGTCAAGACCCGGTTATCGGGCAGGCGGGAAACAAGGCGACTTATTCGGTCGGTTTCCCGCAGATAACCATGACCCCGAAATCAGCGGGCGGTCTCCCGCCATTCGGTCGGGATATGAACGGAATCCTGTACGATACGACCACCATCTTGCAGTACAACCAAGCAGGCGGTCGTTATCCGTTCGATTCTGCTTTTTCGACTGCAATTGGTGGATATGCTAAGGGTGCTGTTGTCCAGCGAGCTGACCTGCTTGGTTCATGGGTTTCTCAGGCAAACAACAATACCACGTCTCCAGAAGGTGCTTCCACACTCTGGCAGCCGGAAGGGGCTTCAAGCTATTCTTTTAGCGTATCGAATGCTGACGTAACACTGACCAATGCACAGGCGGCTCATCCTGTCCTGATTGTTTCAGGAACATTGACCGCCAATGTCGCCGTCATTCTTCCCGCATTCCTGAAAACGTGGGCGGTTGTCGATATGTCCAGCCACGGACAGTACAGCCTCTCTTTCAAGACAGCAAACGGTACGGGCGTTTCCCTTGCTGTTGCAACAGAACAGCTTGTTTGTGATGGCACAAACATCCTGCGTGTCGGTGCTGACCCGTCAATGTTGATTCCAACGGGTATGGTCGTTCCTTTCTTTGGTACGACAATCCCATCAGGCTATCTGATTGCCAATGGCTCCGCTGTTTCACGCACTCTGTATGCGAACCTGTTTGCTGTAATTGGAACAAAATACGGTACAGGTGATGGAAGTACGACTTTCAACCTTCCAGATTTAACCAACCGTTTTGTCCGTTACGGCACGACTGCTCAGGTTGGCACAAAGGTAGCCGAGTCGCTTAAATCTCATACGCATGGTGTAACGCAGTCTGCACACACGCATGGACTGACTGACAACGGCCATACACATACAGCGTCCACATCTTCTGCTGGTTCCCACGCACACACGATGCAGGCGGATGGCGTGCATACGCACAGTTACTTGACCCGTGAAGGTGGAGAAACACAGTCAGGTACGCAGGCTGAAACAGAAAGCGGATGGGGTTCTTTCAATGGCCGTATGACCTATTCTGGTAGCCATACCCACACAATCAACTCCAACGGAGCACATACGCATCCAGTGATCGTCAATTCAGCCAAAACTGGCATCTCATGCAACGGGGCGACAGCAAACATCACTGTCAACAGCACGGGCGGTTCTGAAACCGCTCCTATGCACATCTACGCAATTCCACTCATCAAGGTCTAAGAGGTAAAGCATGGCACTTGCAAAACCCAGTCAGATTACCGTCCCTTTTTCTTCAAACGGCGTAAAAAATACGATTCCTGAAACTGCCACAGGCTCAAACCTTGCCTCAATGCAGGAAGGTTTCCCGGTCATCACGATGACTGATGTAGACCAAGGCGGTATGCCGCCTCAAGGTCAGGATATGAACGGCATCCTGTTTGATGTTACGAAAGCAATCCAGTATCAACAGGCAGGCGGTCTTTTCCCTTATGATGCAACCTTCGCACAGGCGATTGATGGCTATCCATTAGGTGCATTGCTGACTTCTGCTGACGGCTCATGTCTTTATCAGAACACTGTCTCAGGCAATGTTTCTGACCCTGACAACGGGGGGCAGGGATGGTCTCAGATTCTTTCTTCTGCTTCCATTGCAGGAAAGCAGGACAAACTGACGCCTGTACAGATGGATGCGGTCAATTCTGGCATTACGTCTGCCCGTGTTGCAATTTATGACTCTTATGCGGCAGGGAAGCAGGATACGCTGACATTCGACAATACACCTACCAATGGCTCTACGAATCCTGTAACATCTGATGGTATTTATACCGCTTTAGGAACAAAGCAGGACACCATAACTGTTGATGCAGTACCAACTTCTGGTTCCGTAAATCCCGTTCAGTCCGGCGGTGTCTATGATGCTCTGGCTGAAAAGGTAGATATCTCCGGTGGCAATTCCAGTGCAACCGTTGCAACTTCAACTGGCTCCAGCACTGCACGCACTTTGGCAAACCGTTTTTCTGATGTCATCAACGTCAAGGACTTCGGTGCAAAGGGTGATGGTGTTACGGACGATACGAGTGCCTTCCAATTTGCTGTAAATTATGCTGTGACAAAGGCGATTGACAACAGACAGATTTCAAGAGACGGAAATCATACCAGTGGGCAGGCTGTCCAGAATGTTGATGTGTCAAAAGAAACAGCAGTATTTGTTCCGGCAGGAAACTACAAACTTTCTGCATACATTGATACGTCAAACATCGAAGTTTACTGGATTGTCTCGCCTTATGCTCTAATTGATAACTACGACTACATTTCCGGCGTTGTTTGCTTGGAAGGGCGCAGGATTGTCAAAGCACGTCCCTATAACGGAGCTGACCGTTCCGTTGGTTTTTCTTCCATTGTAGGATGCTCTGCCTCACGTGAGGCGGCTGTTGCCCAACAGCACAATTACTCATCTCTGGGAACTTCGTATAACCAGACTGATGTCTGTCCAATCACGGCTCACACTCGTGATGACATGACATTGCTGGCAAAGATTGCGGATGCGACTTTCAACGGAAACACACTGACAAACGTTTCTCTGACTGCTGAGCAGCAGGACGGATTGAGAATCGGGATGCGGATGCAGGCAACCGATTCTTCAAACAACAGATTCCTGGCATTCATCACGGGGTGGAAATCAGACTACTCTGAGATTTATGCAGATGGAGGATGGTTCGCATGGGTTGGCGGTAGCACACCTGTAACACCAACACAGACAGGATGCACGGTTCTAATAAACGGGCTTCTGTCGATGTTCGGAATTGTTTCTCATGTGCATCTTGCAAATGGCTCTGAGACAACCTATAGGGTGACTGGTTTCGAATCGCTATACGAGAATGAGGATTCCTCATTTGTACCAGATTCAAACAACGACATGAACAGTGTCGGCCCATACGTAAATCTTTCAGAAAGTCGTGCGTACGGAACAGCACCTTACCAGCGAGCAAACTGCGGATACTCTGCAAGAGGCAACATGTGGCGTGGTTTCTCTGCTGAGAAAGACCAATATGCAGGATATGAGGTAAGGAATCATCAAACAGATTTGACGCAGAAGCAGTATGGTTTCATAGATAGGACGGGCATAAATTCTGCTTTTACTGCTTTCGGTGCAAATTCCAAACAGTCATTCAATGTCTCTGCAAATTCAGGCACGGTTGATTTAGGAAACATCGGCAACAACGCATCTGCAATCCTGAATTTCCATTCCAGCGGCAACGCAAGCTTGCCTTATGATGCCAGAATCTACTCTGCAACATCGTCTGGAGTGACAACACTCAGGATTCAGCCTGCTGGAACCGGGAACGTCATCCTCCACAGCAGGACGTATCCGTCAGATGACAATTCACTGGATTTAGGTATTTCAAGCAACAGGTGGGCAAACATCTATGCCGGAAACGGCACAATCCAGACTTCTGACGAGCGTCTGAAATCTAACATCTCTGGCATTTCAGATGATGTACTTGACGCATGGGGTGATGTCAATCTGATTGTCTTCCAGTTCAAAGATGCCCTCGAAAAGAAAGGCGATTCTGCACGCATTCATGCAGGCGTAATCGCCCAGCAGGTCAAATCTGCATTCGAGGCTAGAGGTTTAGATGCTTTCCGTTATGGTCTTCTCTGCTATGACAAGTGGGAAGAAACAGATGCTGTCACTGAGATTCAACAGGTCAAAGTCACTGATGAAGTCATTGACGATGACGGAAACATCGTAAGTCATCCAACATTTAAAGAAGTTGAAGTCATTGTCACTCCCGCACAGGAAGCAGGCGACAAGTTCTCCATCCGCTACGAAGAAGCCCTCATTATCGAAGCTGCATACCAGCGCAGGCGTGCCGACCGCATCGAATCCCGCCTGAAAGCCGTTGAAGAAAGGATGCGGTGATGGAAGTTGTTGAAAGGGTAGTAGCTGTTGAAACCCGTCTGGACATCCATGATAAACGTCTTGAAGCACATGGAGAAAGGCTAGGTGAATGATGCAGGAACTTGGCGAGCGAATTGCAAAAGCGGAAACACGGCTGGACATTGCTGATGTACGTCTCAAAACGCATGGCGAGCAGATTGACGAGCTGATGAAGCAGAACGTCAAGCAGGACGATAAGCTGAACCAGATATGTCGCGAGACGAAGGACAACACGGAATTGAGCCGTTCAATCAAGGGCGGCATCAAGACCATCCAGTACATGTTCTATGGGGCAACAGCGGTACTTGGTCTGTACCTGACACTGAAACAGTTGGGGTGGATGTGATGGATTGGCGGAAACCGACAGCAGCAATCATATCGGCAGGTGCTGTGCTGTTGGCTTGCCTGACGACTCTTGAGGGCGATGAACTGAAAGCCTACAAGGACGATGTCGGTGTCTGGACAATCTCACGTGGCGTAACGAAAGATGTTAAACCTGGCATGACCATCACCCAGGAGCAGTCGGACAAGATGACGGAGAAGGAACTAGACCAGCGTGCCGTCAAGCTGAAAGCACTGATTAAGGTTCCCGTTCATCAATACGAGTGGGATGCCAACATGCTGTTGGCTTGGAACATCGGGATTGGGAATTACAAGAAAAGTACCGTTCTGCGGAGGCTCAACCAGAAGCGGTACAAGGAATCTTGCGATGCTTTTCTGTTGTGGAAATACGCGGGAGGAAAACCAATCCTGCTTAAACGCAGACAGAAGGAACGGCTGTTGTGTCTTGGGAAGATCAAGAAGATTTGATGGTTGTTTCCAATTTGGAAATGACCATTTTACTGGTGTCAGCAAATTGGTATTGGGATATTTGAGTTGTACGAGATTTCGTACAACTGAACTGCTTACAAATCCTAAGCAGTTGAACTCTCTAAATTAGTGAGTTGATTAGCGAGTTGATTATCTAGTTGTAGGCAGTTTTTAGAGAGTTCAGGCGGTTTTTTAGAGAGTTGTTGGAAAGATGAATATCTACTGGAAATGTGGTTTGGCTGTCCTGCTGCTGGTTGTCGGTTTCATCGCTGGAGCATTGTACAAACAGCGGGAACTGAACGCCGTCCGAGCTGATTACGCTGAACAGGTAAATCTTGGGCTGCAAGCCAACCGGGAACTGGAAAAGAAACTCCAGACAGCCGTCAATGATGTTGCCGTCCAGTACCAACAGCAGAAAGCCGCCTCTGACAAGACCATCGAATCCCTGAAAAAGGAACTAGCCAATGCGAAGAAAAACCATCCTCTGCCTGATGTTTGCCGTCTCGGCAATGACAGGATGCGCATCATCAAAGCCGCAGTTGATACAGCCAACCATTCCAAGCCTTGATTCCGCTCTGTCAGCACCTTGCCAGCCAGTGTCAGAACCGATTGACGATTCTGTTGATGCTCTGATTGATTCGTATCTGGATTTGATAGGAAAATATGCTGACTGCCAGAAACGGCATGATGCAACCGTGAAAGCGTGGGAAAAACTGAAATGAATGAAAAAGCATTCAAACTCGGATACGCCTTTGCCATGGGAATGAGACAGGCAAAGCGTGGCATGGCGATGGATGGATGGGTTACTCTCCAGAACAAAGATGGAGAGAATTATCACGTTGACTTGCCGGGCGATAATCCTGACGCTTCAGGAAAGAAAAGCACATCATCTGGAGAATCTTGGAAACGAGATTACAAGCTGAAAGATAAGCACGTCCTTACACATCACGACATCCCTGTTACAGCATCTAAAGGACACGGCAAAGGGAAAATGCATCAGTTTATCCATCCAAAAACAGGACGGATAATGCACGCCCCTGACAACATGGTCACTCTGTCACCTGATGGGAAGAGCATTGTCGGATATAACCCAAATAGCGTAAACAAGAATCTACGGGCTGCCTTGACATCAGAAGAAAACAAAAAGAACATCCAATCTGCGGCGGAGGCACGAAAACAAGGCGAAAAACAACGGGAAGAACAGTTAGAAAAAAACCGAAAGGAAATAGAAGAATCTGAAAAAGCCCGTCCAAAGAAAAGTCAGGAACAAATCCGCAGAGAGTTTGAAGAAAACCAGAGACAGCAGAAACAGGCAACGCAAGAGAGGATATCACGCCGTAGAAATGCTGTTTCAAATGTTGCTTTTAAAGCAGGACATTCACCTCTTGCATCTGAACGAGATATCGTTGATAGGCGTATTGGTCAAGTCGCCATCATCAACCCTTTGTATGAGATAGCACGTTCAAAAATGTCAGCAAGGGAAGCTCAGAGCTATAAGTATCTCTGGCTTCCCGAAAAAGACGTGACAATCCACAATGGAAAAGTCCAAGGTATGCCTGCTGAAGTTGCAAGGAAACATAGCTTATACCTGCTTCGCTAGAATCTGTTCCCTGATGTCATCATCATGGCTTTCGATGATTCTTGAAACTTCCTCAGTAGTCATTCCTTTTTCAATGGCTACTGCGTGGTTCAGTTCACCATCTGTCCAGTCACACAGATAACCATCATCATCTATCGGGATGACTGGACAGGCGATTTCTACATCATCAACAAATACGCCGATGGCGGCTTCGCCTTCTTTAGCTGAATAGACCTCTACACGTTCTTTCATTTTTCTCCCCCTGTCTTAATCCTGAAAAGTTCCCACATAGCCGGGGACATTCTCCGCTCGCCGTATTCCCACTTCTGCCACGTCCGTATATTTACGTTAAGCAAGTTCCCCGCCTGTTGCTGCGTCAAGCCCGCCTGCTGACGGGCTTTCTTGATTTCTTTCGTGTCAATCTTCTCCATAAAGCCTGTCCATAATTTTCTTTGTTGGTTCAAGGCATTCTATTAGAGAATATATCCTTGCCCTGTCTTTTGGTGTGCCAGATTCCATATCCTTCTGAATCTGTCGAGCGACCTGCCTTGCGTCTGCCAGCAGGATGTCCAGTTTTCTGATTTTGTCTTCCATCTCAATCTCCCCTTCTCTGTGATGGTTTATCTTTAGTTCCTATCATACGCCCATTGGGCGTAAAGTCAACAGGAAAAAGAGAAATTTTTCTCATTTTTTACACATTTTTACAATTTTGCCTTAAAAAACAACGGTCGGGATGTCTAGTGTATTGAAATACAAGGCTTTTTCCAAAATTGCACAAAACGCAACATTTCCTATCGCTTCCCTATAGAAAACGCTGTTCTGATGCCTCTGTGATTTGACATTTTGTGACATAACCTGCCATATTTTGGTCGGGGAATTACACAAAATTTGCACATCATGGCATCAATCCGAAAATATGGGGCAGGATGGAGGGTGTTTGTCCGCAGGCGTGGAATCAGCAAGACAGCTACATTCAAGTCTAAACGAGAGGCCCAGGATTGGGCAAGACGCATGGAAGAGCTTATCATCAATTCCAGTCAGGAAAGCCCCCAAAAGCCGTTCAGGGAGATTTATCACCGATACGAGGATGAAGTACTGGACAAAAAAAGAAACCAGAATTGGGAGCGGCTTTTCTTCCGCCGTCTGGATAAGCATCCAATAGCAGATTCTTATCTTACGCCTGATGATGTCATTTCATATCGTGAATCACGGCTGAAAGAAGTACAGGGAACGACCGTGGCACGTGAAATGTCTGTGATGTCCACCATCTGTACCTATGCGGTCAGGGAATGGAAATGGCTGGAATCAAATCCGTTTTCCGGGATCAAGAAGCCTAGACCAAACAGACCACGGGAAAGACGTATCACTCAAGAAGAGATAGAGCTGTTGGAAGCCGCAGCTGGATACGATGAAACACTCGTGACTGTTTTACAGCGGACGTTCCATGCTTTCCTGTTTGCTCTTGAGACAGCCATGAGGGCAGGGGAGATTGAATCACTGACATGGGAAAATGTGGACTTGGAGAAAAGGACTGCTTTCTTGCCTATGACCAAAAATGGGACATCTAGGACTGTGCCTTTGTCAGGCAGGGCTGTTGAATTGCTGAAAATGCTTCCACGGAATAGCAGGGAATGCTTTCAGGTTCCATTCATTCCGCAGGCATTCTTACGCCTGAAGCAGAAAACGGGAATCAAGAATCTGCACTTCCACGATGCGAGACATGAGGCGATAACAAGACTTTCCCGAAAGCTGGACGTTCTGACATTGGCAAGGATGGTCGGGCATAAAAATATCCAACAACTGATGACCTATTACAATGAATCTGCAGAGGATATAGCGAAGCGGCTATAGCTTCGCCTCTCTGTCTCTGAAAGTTTCCACCCATTCCAGCACATCCTTTGCACGCCATCTTTTCTGTCCAGTTCCGCCTGGGCGGTATGGTAATGGAAAATCAGCTCTGGCAGTCAATTCCCGTGCTTTGGTTCTGCCATACGATAAGCAGGCGGCAATCTCTGGAACGCCCCAATACGCAACGCTTACGGGGATTTCAGGTGCAATATGTACAGAGATTTCCGCTGCTAGCTGCTTGATTATGGTGTCTGTCATTCTTCAAGTCTCCGATTCCATTTCTCGATTGCTAATGCTTTCGCCTTTTCCTTTGTCTCTGCTTCTGCTGATACCCAAACAGAATGGTCAGCATCAGCATGAGTCACCATGCACCAATACCCACCATTGACCATTCCGCATCCTGATATACGAGGCTTGCTTCCGCAGACGTGGCATGGTTTCAGGTCAGACATTTCTGCCCCCAAGAATTGTCACAAATCTTTCAGTAGGCATTCCAAGTTCTTCTTTTACAAAGACCTGAGTTATCCCATTCCACCAGTTTGCATATCCTTCTTTGCTGCACATACTGACATTCAGATATACCGGTAAATCCTGCGGCATCTCTTTCAGTGCCTCAATCAACTCTGATACGGTCATTTCCTTCTCCTTAGAATCAGCACCCGTGATTTGATTGACGAATACGACCTGTCCATCATCTTTGCTATTTCCCGGTATGGCAGTTTCTTTTCTACCAAATCCATCAGCCTTGCATTTTCTTCTTCTGTCCATGGACGCAGATGTTGAAAATTGTTTCGGTAGATGAATCCTTTGGTTCCGACAAAAGTCCTGCCTAATTCTTCAGCAATCTCTTTTGTTGTCAGGACGCCAACGCTCTCCATCACGAAACGTCGCTCTCTGTTTGTCCAGAATCGGTATTCAGTTCTTTGCATAGCCCAAATCCTCAAGAATCACTTCAGGCGTTTCAAGCACCCTCAATACGTGACCGTCAGCAGTATGGATTTCTGTATATGGCTTCCCGTCGTCTATACGTGTCATACTGACGATATAACCTTCTGTCACATATACAGGGCTTCCGTGATAGCCTTTGAGTTTTATGATTCGCATCTCCGCCTTTCTGCCCCGGTTGCCCGGGGCTTTTCCTTATATGAACATCATCAAAAATATTGCTGTCAGGAACATACCCCATGAGGCTGTTTCAAGTGCTTTCATTCAGCACCTCCAAGCCGTTTGAGTTCTTCCCTTGCTTTGTCTCTTTGGTACAGACGTGACCCAGCCCGATATTCAAGATTTTCGATACAGGCTTTGGATATCCTTACGACAAGTCCATCCTCCAGTGGACATACAGTGCTTTCTATGAACTGTGGCAATCCCTGATAGAAGCTCTGGATGTCATTAAGCTCTACCTTTCCATCCTTGACTTCCATGATGAAACGCTGGTTAGGCTGTTTTACTGGCATCTGCCTGATGTATTCGCAAGCCTCTTTGAATTTAGAGGCAGGCAGGTATTTGTAGCTGGACAGCCGGAAATGATTGTTGAAACGTGACCACGCATAAGGTCGTTTGTTTCCTTCCGGGAATCTTTCTGCAATCAGCGTTGAAAGCTCGCCTTGCTGTTCAAGATTGATGGTCTGGGTGTATGAGCCTGTCTTGCGGATTGATGGCAGTACTTCTGACGTTACCCATTTGCGGAATTTCTTTGCTTCTGGTTTCCGTGACTTCAAAACAAGTGCATACAGCCCGGATTCATTGATGATGTTGACGTTTGGGTTTCCTCGTTCTGATTTCCCTATGTTAAACATAGAGTATTCATCATCATCTAAAGATTGAAGTGCCTGGGTTATGTTCTGGATTTCCAGCACATCACAGACATCTTTAGCAACAAACCAGATGTCATTGTCTTTGTTGATTGCCCGGATTGTTACGGTATTGAATACGAAGCTGGAAATTTCGTTTTTGGCGGAGTTTGGCATATAGCCTCCTATTGATGTATTGAGTGTCCGCCATGATTGCGTGGTGGACGGGCGCACTCTCTGCCAATAGGTACAGCGTACAGGTTTCCCCTTTCGGGTGTTGTATGCCTGTTCTCTACCCCGTCCATTGAAGGGATAGCCCAAAATGGGCATAAAAAAAGCCGCAGACTGACGGGGCGGAAAACCGCCTATTGCAATAGAGAGGTCTTTAGAATACCCCATTTTCCCGTCCAGTGTAAACATTTTTATACCTTTTCAGTCTTTCCAAGTTGCCCAAACTACATATCCAAAAATCCCCATGAAAAACAGCAGGGCAGCAAATGCTTTCAGTTTTTCCATGTCATGCCCTCAAAATTTCATACGGTCTTAATTCATTGTTGATCAATGTCTGCTTATCCATCCAAGAATCTTCTTTCTCGATGTATTCTGGATGGAACATCATATGCACGATGCGATATCCTTCTTTTTCTCTCTTATGAACGCCTACGCAAGCTTTGGCACACGCAAGACAGAACTGACGTGGCAAGGTTACATACAGTTCCTGATACCATGTAAAACACTTTTCCAGCAGGTTGTATGTATCGCCATCAAGTGCCAATGAACCAGTTTTCGCTGACCGTTCTTCTGCTTTAATAAGGGATTCATGGGCGTTGTTGATGGTCTGTATCACATCATCATGCCCACGCTCCCACAGCCATTCATGGCAATTTACAGCCCGCCATTTCTTGCATTTCCCGGGCGTATCGGTCTCGCCAATGAACATAAACAAGACATTCAGGATGTCCACGATGTCTACCAGTGCCTGCATTGACGGCTTCTGCTTCATCTCATCCAGATAGCCGTATGCCTTTTCGGCAATGTCCACCCGTTCATCGTATGTGACCGTGGATTTCATCCTGAAAATCTTCTGTATCAGTCCTATTCCATGCGATCGTGGCACGTATTTCTTTTTCCGCTTCATCTCTCACTCCGTAAGGACGCTGCCCTGTTTTATTTCCCAATTCCCCATGATGGGGAGGTCAACGCCCTTGCCAGTAAGTGCTGGGGTTTAGCGTCTCCCAGCAGGACGTAAAGGAGTCTCCCATAAGGAAGATATGTATTATGCTGACGCTGTTTTCTCTCCACCTGCGTCTGGGATAGCCTCTGTCTGCTGCAACAGACTGAGGCGGTAACTGTGCCAGCGTTTAGCGTCTGCTGGCAGGACGTACAGGAGAAGACATGCCTCCGTTTTTGCCCACCTGCGGCTGGGGCTTCTGGGTGTCAGAACAATGTCTCTTGCTTAATCTGTTTTTCCCTTTCGGCATTTGCCAGATTCTTGATTGCTTGGTCGTAGTAGGATTTTTTCAGTTCGATTCCGATTCCTTTACGCCC